AGATATGACCTTGAGAACGGGCAGTGTCTTTGTGCTGCCTGTCATGCCCGCAAGACGCTGAGAGAGAACCGCAATGCAGATTCGCAATCGGATCAAGGAACTCAGACACGTTCCGGCCTCTGATCTTCGCCCGAATCCGAAGAACTGGCGAACGCATCCCAAGGCTCAACAGGATGCCCTCAGAGGCATCCTTGCGGAAGTTGGCATGGCTGACGCCTGCCTCGCTCGTGAACTCGATGACGGCACTCTAATGCTCATCGACGGGCATCTCAGGGCAGAGACGATCGGGACCGAAGTTGTGCCGGTCCTCATCCTCGATGTTGACGAAGCCGAGGCAGACAAGATTCTCGCGACGCTTGACCCGCTGGCCGCGATGGCTGGGCAGGACTCCGAACAACTGGCCGCCCTGCTTTGCCAGTTGAAGGACTCGGGCGACGCGCTCGCCGCGACGGTCTGGCCAGACTACATGATGGACCCGCTGCTCTCGGCCGACTGGACACCGCCAAAACCCGACGAGGCTGGCGACGCGGAGCCGACTGCCTCAAGATCACCGCCGCTGCGATTGACGCCCGGGCAGCGTGAGACGGTGGACCAGGCCATCGCCGCCTATCGCGAGTCCAACGAGGACGACACGCTGACGGAAGGCCAGTGCATCGAACTCATCTGCCAAGCGTACCTCGACGGGAAGGATCCATGATCGCATACCCACCCGCGTTGCTGACGAGCTTCGTCTACCTCAAGTCGTTCCTCAAGAAGCGACGCGAGTTGTGCATGCGCTCATGGGCCCTGGACAGCGGCGCGTTCACGGCCCACAACTCGGGGAAGGCCATCAGCCTCGCGGCCTACATCGACACGTGCCGCACGCTGCACGACACCGACGACCTGCTGGAGGACGTGTTCGCACTCGACGTGATCGGCGACGCCAAGGCGTCGCTTCGCAACGCCGAGGCGATGCACGCCGCGGGCGTCAACGCGATACCCACGTTTCACTTCGGCGGGAACATCGCCGACCTCAGGGCGATGGCGAAGGACTATGACAAGATCGCCCTCGGCGGCATGGCCGCGAAACTGGCCGGCAACCACGGTCAGCGAGTCAGCAAGTCGGCCAAGCATCGCTTCATCAGCGAATGCTTCGCGGCCATCTGGCCGAAGCGCGTCCACCTGTTCGGGTGCACCGATGAGTCGCTCTTGTTCGCTTTCCCGGCCGAGTCCGCGGACTCGACGAGTTGGCACCTCCAGCCCTCGCGGTACGGCCTGTGGAAGTCGCTCGGCCGATTGCAGGGCGTTCGCGGCGCGAGCGTTCGCTCGGGCATCCGCGGGCAGATCGTCTACTGCATGAACGTCGAGCGACAGGTTCAAGCCAAGTGGGACGCGGCGTTGCGTCGCCACAAGTTCCGTCCGTTCTCCTATCGCTTTGCCATGACCGGTGGCGAGGCAAAGTATTTCACCGAGGGAAAGATCACCGCATGAAAACCATCCTCATCCTTTCCGGCGGAATGGATTCCGCGACCCTGCTGTACGATCTCATCAACATGGGCGACGAAGTTGAGGCGATCGGCGTCAACTACAAGCAGCGTCACGGCAAGGAACTTGCCTGTGCGGCTGAGTTGTGCAGAACGCTCGGCGTTCGCTTCGATGTTCTCGATCTCTCAGGCCTCTCTGGCTTCCTCACCGGCAGCAGCCAAAGCGACCCGAGCGTTGAGGTGCCTTTCGGCAAGTACGATGAGCCGAGCATGAAACTCACTGTGGTGCCGAACCGTAATATGTTCATGCTCGCCGCAGCCGGTGCCGTGGCGATTGCCAGGAAGGCCGATCGTCTAGCATATGGCGCTCACGCTGGCGATCACACGATATACCCAGACTGCCGCCCTGAGTTCGTCGAGGTGATGCAGCATGCGTTCGGTATCTGCGATTGGCATTCGCTCGGTCTTTATGCTCCGTACATTAACATGACCAAGGGCGACATCTGCGCCCGTGGCGCGACGCTCGGAGTGCCATACGAAAAAACCTGGACATGCTATGTCGGTGGCGAAAAGCCATGCGGCAAGTGCGGCTCGTGCACTGAACGAGCAGAAGCGTTTGAGTTTGCAGGCATCCCAGATCCGCTTGTGGAGGTCGCATGACGATCACGAAACACTTTCACTTCTATGCGGCACATCGCAACGAGGAGATCGGAGGTAGGTGCGGATCCATTCACGGTCATCGGTACGGAATCGCAGTCACTGTTGCCGAGCCTCGCAACGGCAGCATTACCATTCTCTTCGAGGACATCGAGGCGAAGGCCAAACCGATCATCGACGCGATGGATCACGCGTTGCTACTTAATGTGAACGACCCAGCAAGGACTGCCTTGATTGAATCGGGGGCTTGCTGTCGCGTTTACGAAGTGCCATTCCCGACATCAGCCGAGAATATGGCCGAACACCTGCTTTCTGAACTGCGTTTTGCTGGGCTCAATGTCGTTGAACTCTCGTTGCAAGAAACCGACACCTCAATCGTCACGGTAAAGCCATGAAGCAATACGCGGTCAACGAGATATTCTGGTCGCCTCAAGGCGAGGGAATGCGAGCAGGGCAGATGTCTGTGTTCATCCGATTCACAGGGTGCAACCTTCGCTGCCGCATGGAGCCAGCCGACGATTCTCCCGGGGGCTTTGACTGCGACACCGAGTTTGCATCAGGTCGCAAAATGCTTGCCGGTGAAATCGTCTCGGAGGCCCGCAGGCTTGTCGGTAAGGATGCCTCGTGGTATGCAACCCACAAAGCGTGGGTCGTGCTGACTGGTGGAGAGCCAGCCCTGCAAGTCGACGCAGAGTTGATAAACGCACTGCACGACGCTGGTTTTCTCTGTGCCATAGAGACAAACGGCAGCAAGGATGTGTCGGGGCTAGGAATCGACTGGATCACTGTGAGCCCCAAGGTGGCAGAACACGCCGTGCGGCAACTTACTGCTGACGAAGTGAAGTATGTTCGTGGTTATGGACAGGCAATCCCAAAGCCGACATGTGTCGCCATTCATCAACTCATTAGCCCCGCCTTCGACGGCTGGTCGCTTGATTCTGAAGCGGTCAAGTGGTGTTTGAAACTCATCAAGGAGAACCCCGAATGGCGGCTTTCGATGCAACAGCACAAAGCGTGGAATGTTCGTTGACATGGCAAGAGATCGTCAATGCCGCGAAGGCTATTCGTGATCGCAACCCCTCTGCTACCCATGTCTTCGGCGTGCCATCTGGCGGTATCCCGGTCGCGGCACTCACCGGCTTGCCGGTATTGACGCCAGACGATCTTGACTGTCACGAACTAGCCAGCGTGATTGTCGTTGATGATTTGGTTGACAGCGGACGAACTCTCCAACGATATGCCGATCAAGGCTATGCCGTTGATGCAATCGTCAGAAAGCCGCACTCTCCTGCTCATCTGGCTCCTCTAGCGAATATCGTTGACGGCTGGGTCAAGTTCCCCTGGGAGAAGACAACCGGACCGGAAGACGCAGTGGTTCGCTTGCTTGAATGGATGGGCGAGAATCCAAGCCGCGAAGGTTTGCTTGATACCCCAAAGCGAGTCGTTAAAGCATTTAAGGAAATGACAGACGGCTTGCATAAACAGCCCCGCGATGTGCTTGGCACTGTGTTCAATGAGACAAGCGATCAGATGGTTGTTGTTCGCGGCATCAGGTTCTCAAGTATGTGCGAGCACCACCTTTTGCCATTTATCGGTACGGCAGCAGTTGGCTATATACCTGATGGTAGAGTCATCGGGCTATCTAAGATTCCAAGATTGGTTAACCTTTTCGCCAAACGACCTCAAGTGCAAGAGCGAATGACAAACCAAATTGCAGGCTCGTTGATGGAATACCTTAGCCCTCAAGGAGCAGGAGTTGTCATCAAGGCTCATCACTCGTGCATGGGATGCAGGGGCGTTCGCCAACCTGACGCTGAAATGATTACCAGTTGTGTGCTAGGCTGCATGAAAGACAACGCGGCAGCAAGAGCCGAACTGATGGAGTTCATTTGATGACCAAACCCGGCCCACGACCGATGCCGAGTAGACTGAAGATCATCACGGGCAATCCTGGCAAGCGTCCTCTGAATGAGGACGAACCGCAGCCAGATGCTCTTGATGACTTTTCGCCGCCGGACCACATCGAGAATGACGAGTTGGCAGTCCGCAAGTGGGACGAAGCAGTGCGAGTTCTCTACGATATGCAGGTGATGACCATTGCTGATCGCGAGACGTTGGCACGTTACTGTCTTGTCTGGTCGCACTGGATGCAGATGCGTGAAAAGTGCAGGCAATTCGGTCGCGAGATCATGCACTACGAGGCTGACCCTAACCGCACAGACGGCAGGCTTCGCATCAAGTGGGCGCAGCCAGCACCGTGGGCGGTCGATGAGAAGGCTGCTCGCAAAGACCTGCTACAACTAGAGCGTGAGTTCGGCTTGACTCCATCGAGCCGATCGCAAGTCACGATCCACAGCAACAAAGCCGATGACCCGTTTGAAGCGTTTCTCGCAGAGCGAGGCGACAGAGCAGGGGCTTGAGTATTACTACGACGACGCTCGTGGCAATCATGTCATCAAGTTCTTCCAGAACTTCTTGCGGCATAGCAAGGGACGCTTTGCAGGCAAGCCGTTCACGTTGCTTGATTGGCAGCGTGAGATGCTGGAGGAACTCTTCGGCTGGACTCGCATAGAAGATGGCACTCGCCGCTATCGGATGGCTTACATCTCGACGGCGAAGAAGTCTGGCAAGTCAACGATCCTTGCAGGCATCGGCCTCTATCTTCTCGTCGCTGACCGGGAGCAGGGGGCCGAGATTTACAGTGCAGCAAGCGACCGGGAGCAGGCGTCGCTCGTTTTCAAGGAAGCGGCGAACATGGTGCGAGCCTCGCCGTTCTTGTCGCAGCGGCTTCAAGTCGTAGACTCGCGGCGAACGATTGCCCATCTGGCATCGTCGTCTTTCTACCGCGTCCTGCCCGCTGATAGTTTTAGAGCAGAAGGGCTCAATATACACGGGTTGCTGTTCGATGAGTTACACGCTCAGAGAACTCGCGACCTTTTTGACTCGCTTCGCTATGGCGGTGCAGCACGGTCGCAGCCGCTCCTCTGCTCGATCACGACGGCAGGGTTTGACCGCAACTCTATCTGCTACGAGCAGTACCAATACGCCAAACGAGTCCTTGAAGATTGGCAATACGATCCAACATTCTTTCCGCTGATCTATGAGGCAGGGGAGAAAGACGATTGGACAGCCGAGGAGACATGGCCGAAGGCGAACCCATCGTGGTCCGTGACGATCAACCCGAAAGACTTTGAGGCAGACTGCAAGGAAGCGCAGAAGAGCAGCACCAAGGAGTTCTCGTTTAAACGCTACCGGCTGAACATGTGGACTCAGGCTGACACACGCTGGCTGAAAGCCGAGGCATGGGCGGCTTGTGACGATAAGCCGCCGGGGCCGCTCGACGGCAGAGAGTGCTGGTGTGGGCTCGACCTTGCGACAACTTACGACACCTCTGCTTTTGTCGCATTATTCCCTGCTGAAGATGGGACATTCGACATTCTCTGTCGCTTCTGGATTCCCGGTGACAACGCAGCCGAGCGAGAGAAGCGTGATCGCGTGCCGTACATTGCTTGGGCGAATGAGCCTGAGACAGGATTGAAGATGACTTATGGCAATGTCACTGACTACGATGTGATCCGCAAAGATGTCAACGAGTTTGCTCGCCAATACAACATCAGGCAACTGGCAATCGACCGCTGGAATGCGACTCAGTTGTCGATTCAGTTAAATCAAGACGGGCATGATGTCGTCGGATTTTCGCAGGGCATTGGAAGCATGTCTGCGCCCTCGAAACTGCTGGAAAATCTGGTAGTATCCGGCAAGATTCGTCACGCTGGAAACAAAGTGCTGACATGGATGGCGGGTAATGCGAGCGTCAAGGTTGATAGCAACGGCAACTTCCGACCTGTAAAGCCTAAGCAAGGCAACGTAGAACGCATTGACGGTATCGTCAGTCTCATCATGGCACTAGGCATCCACTCTGCACAAAAGCCTCCAGAAGAAACACCTGAACCGGGAATCATGCTGCTGTGAGTGAACAGAAAATCCTCTGGCTGCCTGCGAGCGAGGCGAGACATTTCAACTGGGACGACGGCGGCGGCAGCATCGGTAGCCGCAATCCTTCAGGAGTTCGCGTCGATCCAGAAACGGCACTGCGATCAACGGTTGTTCTGGCGTGTGCGAGGGTGCTGGCTGAGTCAATCGCAGGGCTACCGCTGCAACTGCTTCGCCGCCTGCCTGATGGCGGCAAGGAGATTGCTCGCGAGCATCCCCTATATCGCATCCTGCATGATGCACCGAACTCATGGCAGACCAGTTTCGAGTGGCGAGAGCAGTCGATGCTGCACCTGTGCCTGTGGGGCAATGCCTACTCAGAGATTCGCCCCGGTGCTGCGGGTGCTGTAACGGAACTCTGGCCGCTGCATCCTTCTCGCATGAAAGTCGAGCGGATTGAAAACGGCAGGCTGCGGTACAAGTATCGCGAGGAGTCAGGCAGCGAGACGGTCTACAACCAAGACCAGATTATGCACCTGCGATGGTTGTCTGATGATGGCGTCAACGGCATGGTGCCTGTCGAGTTGGCCCGCGATGCAATCGGGCTGGCGAGAGCCTGTGAGATTCACGGTGCGGCGTTCTTCGGCAACGGGGCAAGGCCCGGCGTAGTGCTGTCTACTGACAACACCCTGTCAGCGGAAGCAGCAGAGCAACTGCGAAACAACTGGGAGCGGATGCACCGTGGTGCTGCGAACAGCAGCAGAACCGCAGTGCTGACAGGCGGACTGAAGCCTGTTGAACTCGGTGGCAACAATCAAGAGGCGCAGTTTCTTGAGGCTCGCCGGTTCCAAGTGGAAGAGGTCTGTCGGTTGTACAGATGTCCGCCACATCTTGTTGGTGACCTGACCCGTTCGTCGTTCTCGAATATCGAACAGCAGAGCATCGACTTTGTGCAGCACACACTGCTGCCG